GTCTGACCCGCTGTGGCGCCCGTCACACTTGATATGTTAGCCATCTGAAAGAGTCTAAAAGCATCCGAGCAGACGATGTCTACATAGCCCAATTCTTGACCAGTTGGGAAAGAGTATTTATATGAATCGACATAACCTGAGAATAGGAAGTGCTGAGTGGTTGGAGTAGTAGCTGCGACACGAACTTTGCGAAGTGGAGTCAGGTAGCCAAAGTAGAATGAGGATGTGTTCTGAGGATTGAAGGCGCCAGTCTCATCGATTACTCGGACAGTACATGTGCCCGTCTCGTAAGTGTCGCGCATGATACTTCTTCCGCGCTGGATCTTGATTGATCGAGTAGTGCTACTGAGATCGACTACAGGATCAGGGACTTCTGTTGCAGCGAATTGAGAGACGCCGATGACGCCGTTGATAGGATCGCCAATAGTGAACGGATAGCCGAAGGTCGCCCCTTGGCTAAAGTCGAACGAGACCGAGATCGTGGCAGGTAGGCTCATTTGATTGAAGGTGCCCCACGGCCATTGTAACGGCTCACGTCGCTGAATGTACCTGAGAGAGACTGATTGACTTGAGTGTTAGTGATCGCTCCACCTACTACATCACCGTCAAGAACTACCTGTACGTTAACAATGGCGTCGGCCGTTGCACCAGCGCCTATAGCTGAGAGACCTAAATAGTCCCCAGCTGGACGTCCTGTGAAACCTGCTGATCCCTGTTTCATATACTCAGGCACATTGAAATTGGGAACTTGCTCTCCATATGGGAACTTGGGCTCGGTGATAGGAGCAGTGACACTTGGAGGCATTACTGGGCCCACAAATGTAGGTGGTTTCCAATTACGATAAGGGTTTGGCGCCTCGGGCGTCGTCAGTAATAAGTTACGAATATCATTTTGACGCTTAATTGCAGCTTCTAGTTGATCGGATAACTGAGTGGCTAGGTTTGCGTTGTCTGCCAAAATGGCTTTTTGCAATAGTAAAGATAGGCGGTCTGTCTCGCTGATCTGACCTTTAAGAGCTGCCTCGATACCGATAGCGTCAAGGTTGAGTGTCTTCGATGCTTTGGCAAGCGCGTTTTGTTGCTTTTGTAAGGCTAATGCTTTTGCTTGTGACGCCGCTGCCCTTGCCAACGCTGCCGCTAAATCCTTAGCGCGCTTGGCTGCAATTTCTTCTGCTTTACGTCTAGCAATGATATCTGAGATGTTACCGCCAGCGCCACCTGAACCGCCGCCGAATAACCGACCAGCGCGGCCAACGCTTGGTGGTTTTGCAAAAGTTAACGCATCACCAAATACGATAGAATTAAAGAATGGTTGAGTAGCATTGATAAATTTTTCAAATATTGTTGCAATCGGTCCGACTGTGTCTTGGACACCTTTACCAAATTTACTTAAATTGTTTAATGCTTCGGCGGTATTTGTAGCAAGCTCTTGCATAGTCTCTGCTAAATCTTCGACAGTAGTATCGCCCGAAAGGATCATAAGGGAATCTATTAGACCTTGGCCAATAATTTCTGATGCTTCGCCTGCGGCATTGGATAGAATTCCCATTTGGCCTGCGTAAGTTTCTAAGTAGGCCGCGTTTGAGCCAGAAAAATTCTTTGTAAGTCTTTCCTGAACTTCCGCAAAATTCATCGATTTAAGTTCTGCCTGAGTCACACCTAACGAATACTTACGAAGTCCTCTAGTCTGACCTACGTAAGCCATTGAAAGATCGTTAACTACTGTTTCGTAATCAACTCCGGAGCCGCGTGAAATATCAAGAGCCTGCGTAAGTAATTCCTGAGATTTGGTGACTGAACCAGTAGTTTGTAAAAGGCGCTGCATCGCTGGACGAAGTTGATCATCTGTAACGCCCGATGCACTAGCCATTTTACTTATAAAATCTTCGATGCGTGGGGTTTCAAATGCCAACCCAAGATTTTTGACCGACATTGCTAAACGGCTGGCGGCCTTCTCATCTTCGATAAATGCCTTAGCGGCCGCCTTGCCAAATTGAGTAATCTTCTGAATGCTAAAGGTCGCGAGTAATGTTGCGCCTAATCTTTTGACGCCTCGGTCTAGCGCGGTCGTAGCTTTGCCAGCTTGATCGAAGGCTTTCTTACCCTTGAACTCACCAATAATCGGGATGCGTAATTCAGCCATTTAGATATTGCCTTTCGCGTTAAACTTTGCAGCGGCTTTTTCTAGAGCTCTGATGACTCCGACTCTGGCCTTGCCTTCATCTTCTTTGTAAGCCTTAAACATGGCTCGGCCTTGCATCTTGCCTGATCCTGTAAGTGTGCCCTGTAGGCGTGGGGTGAACTTTCCTGAATTGCCTGACTTGCGACCAGCCGTCTCAAAGATTGCACCGCCAGCGGTCTTATTGTGAATTGATATTGTCTGAACCCAGCCTTGACGATTAGGCTTAGTAGGTGTCAATTTATAGCCAACGCCTCGACGAACTAGGCTGGCATCGTATTTAGGGAATTGACCAGGTTCACTAGTGCCTACCCAGCCCGAAGGCATTGCAGAGTTGGCAGGCATGTAGCCACGAGCCTTCTTGACCAATGGCTTTAGGAATCCAACCATCTCGTCACGAGTTTCTTTATCTAGATCAGGCGAGAATTGCTTTAGAGCCTTACGAAGCGCACTAGCGCCTTTTAGCTCTGTAGGCATCGCTCTGCTCCTTCGCTCGGTCTTTCAACGCCTTCAATAACATTTGAAGCATTGACGAATCTAAATCAATTAAAGATTGTGGAGGGATAGCCGTCTCAATGCTCAATCGAGCTATGAGATAGTGGATGCTATCCCTGCCTAGGCCAAAGGGTCAGACTCTGCAACCTCTACACTCTTAAGAGTTTCGAGAAAGTCTGAGCCGAATGGCTTGACTGTGACTCCACTTAGTCGAAGGCCTTCCCATGCAAGCCAATAGACATCTGTCTGACGCTCCAAATCCCTAAAGGCCTTATGGAACCCCATCTTTGCATATAGCTCGAACGCGTATTCAAGACGAGGTGTGATCTCGATCTCGGTAACGCTGTTGTCCGCTAGTGTGACTATTAACTTTGCCATGCTGTGCCCCTTTGTTTAGATAATTAGAATGAACCTGTTGATGCAACTGCGATAGTACCAGAGACGTTAAAGGAAAGGCTCTGGACACTTAGGTCAGCGACGCTTCCGTTGATGTCTGTGGTGTTGTTGATAAGGCAGGTCATTGTGTAGAGAGGGTTTGTCGCTGATACAGCGGTGCCCTTTTCCTGTAGAAGTACTACTGTGACGTTTGTTCCCCATGCAGCTTGCAAAGTAGCAAGTACGTTTGCAGATGCGGTGTCGTTAAGGAAATCGATTGTGACAGATGATGCCTCAAGGCCTTTGACGAATTTATGTCCGCCATCGCCCATTGCTGTTACTTCAAGCTCATCAAAATTGCGGTTTAGTGTTACAGCGGTGACATGATCAGAAAGATCGACAGAGTTAACCTTCACGCCGACCTTGTTGTTTAGAAATACAGCCATGAGATTATTCCTCTTCCTTCTTGATAGTTACTGCTTTAGGTGTTGATGGTGCTACCTGCCCGATCTTGATCAGGAAGGCTTCTTGCTCTTTTTCCCACTCGGACATTTTAGCTCCAACTCGTTAGGACTGAGATATTGATGTTACATGTAAGTAGATCACCTGAAACGGCACTCAGGACGGCCGGAGCCGATACCTCTGTGACGTTGTAGGTGTATGAGGATGCAGCGAGTAGATTAAACACTCGGACTACATTGTCCTCAATTCCGTTTAGGTTGCCCTCGTTATCGAGCAACGGCACCATGACTGAGATTGTGAAGTTAGCCATTGGTGAGATAGAAGCGTGCCATCCGTTAGACGGCGAAATGTAAGGATCACTAGGAGCGACGATAACGCTGTTAGCAATAGGGGTTGCAGGTGGGAATGAAAATACAGACCATTTAGTGTTATCCACTAGGGCTGTTGCGATACCTGCTCGGAGTGTTGATATGGCGGCCATTAGCCCACCATCGATCTCGGATCAAGATAAGGTGCAAGCATGCCACGGACTCGTGCAAGGAGCGTGTTGCCGAGGCGATAAGGACTTGGCTGGAATCCATCGATTGTTACCGATCCGCCGCTTGGGCTCTGCCTGCTCTGCCAAATGTCAATAGCAATCATGAGCGATGCTTCTTGAATCGCTGGGACTGTTGAAGGATCGAGATAAGTATCGGCTGCGAGTTTTGCGTAAGGATTGATCGGATGGCGTGGAGTCACGGCGTTATTGTTGCCTGTGATCGCATAGGTGATCGAACGAGTGTCGACTCCTGTGATTGTTTTATTGCCGTTGTGCTTAGATCCTGCGCCTGTAATTACTACGCTTTCGCCAACGTATAAAACATCGTTAATTGGATCTGCAAAATATGATGTGCCTGTGTTGGCTGTATTGCTGTGCCCAATGATTGAAAGAGTGTTAGACCAAATGAAAGGTAGAAGGACATTATCTGCAGCGTCGCAGACTTGTTGCAAGACTGCATCAGCATAAAGAGTCCCAACGCCTAGGGCGGTGCGAAGCTCTGCAACTGTTGTCAATGCCATGCTCTGATCCTTTCTAAAGACTCGGAGGGTAGAAGGGCACTACCCTCCGAGCGACTTAGGGTGTTACTTATTGCTTGTTGTTCTTAAATGCGCCTGCAGCAACCTTTGTTGCGATTGCGCCGTAGCCGTAGTAACCGATCGTGATCTGTCCTGCCGCTGTTGACTCTGCGCGGAGGCGATAAGTTGGTGACTCGTACCATGTGTAAGCATCTGGGTTGACGATGATGATCGATCCATCTGTATCTGTTCCCGCAGCTGTGTTTGGCGTTACAAAGAGGTTCAATCCTGCGACGTTGCCCTGTAGGGCTGTAGGTGCTACTGCACCGCCAGCGTTCTGTGGCTGTGAAGCTGTATAGATTGGACGTCCTGCATCGTTGAGTGTCATGATGTTTGACCACTGTGATGTGTTGACGATCATGTTGCGTGCGAATGGGTTTGGAAGACCAAGTGTTGCGCCGTAGACTGAAGCAGCTCCGCGAGCCACGATACCAAGAAGCTCTGCAGCTGTTGGGTAGGTAACTGTGGTGGTGCCGTCGGCTGTTGCGCCTGTGATCAATGCTGCGTTGACCGCTGCATCTGTAGCCTTTGCGTAAGCTGCGCCCATGTTGCGAACTAGCTCGTCGAAGAATGCTGGAGATGTGCGATCTAGCAATTCAACAGAGAATGTCTGTTGTCCAGCGTACTTCTTAACATCTACTGAAAGGAAGTTTGAGTTCTGATCTGTCTCGTTGAATCCTGCATCTTCAGCCGTTACTGCAACTGTAGGCATAACTGTGATGCGTGGGATCTCGAAAGTCATACCAGCATCAGGAAGCACTCCACGAGAAATTGCTTCGATTGATGGACGGATTGTGGTTCCGAGTGGGTTGATGATCTCTGAAAGTTGACGTGTTGGTACTAGACCAGCGTTGTCGGTTGTGTTGTCTGCCGCTGCGATGTATTGACGAGCTGAGTCATCGCCCATTGCTGCGCGAATTGTGTTCTCGACGTACTTTGCTGCGGTTACTTCGATGCGTGGCTTTGTGTAAGCCATTGCTGTTACAGCAGGGCGAGCAGCTTCAACTGCGGCAGCCTCAACTGTAGGTGTTGCTTCGACTGCTGGAGTGTTTTCCACTGTGGCTGTCTCGCTTTCTGTTGGTTGGTTGGTTTCTACAGCTTCGGTTTCCGCTGATGCGGTTTCTTCTGCTGCAATGCTAGTGATTTGAGCCGATTTGAATGCTGGCTCTGTGACGGCGCTGACCTCGCGCAAGATGCTTGAAGTTACATGTAGAACGCCATCTTTAGGTTTAGATGATTTTACTTCTACGCCGACACTCAGGCCTGTAACAAGTCCTTCCTGTGCCATCAATAAATAATCAGTCGCTTTACTGCTACGACTTAATTTGAAGGTAGCGTAAATGCCATCGCCTTCACGAATTTCAAAACTTGAAGCCCGACCCAAAGGTTGCTTAATGTCATGTTGCGCTAAAAGACGCACGGACTTTGCATCTGGAATCTCTATTGAATCGGGTTCAAATATGACGGCGCCTGCACTGGTATTCCCAATTTCGCCTGTTCCCATCGGCACAATTTTGCCTGAAATTTCACGAGTATCCATTGAGGCCGTAAGTTCGGATGCTTCTAAAGTAAAGAAAGTCAGATCGTTCATTGCATGCCTTCGCTTCCATTAGGTGTTAGGTCTGTCATCGCCATTGCCTGCTCTTGAGTAATTAACTGAAGATCGAGCATCTCACGAATTATTGAAAGTTCTACAAGTGGGTCGGTGCGTAGATAATTCTTATCGATGTCAAATTTGACGATGTTGCCCCGAGCTGTGATGTCGTCCATTGAAAGACGATCTTCAATAGCAGAAATAAATGGCTGTAGAGATAGCGTGAGAAACTGGCGTCTTTCGTCCGTCACGTTAGCGTAGGTCATTGTCGTGTTCTGATCTGCCGAGACGTAATATGGAGGCACATTGCAAAGGCGAGCGATCTCGGTAGCAAGATTCTGAATCGCGGAATTGTAGCCCATTTCGGAAGGCGAGAATCCGACTGTTTCGTAACTTAAAGTGCTAGTCAGATAAGCCGTAGATCTATTAAGGCGAGCATTCTTCCAAGCTGAAAGCAATCCCTGTACTTCTGCAGGCGGAAGGTCAGCCCCGGAATTCCGAATGTAACCCGTCGGGCTCGGCGTGGCTAGCGCTATGCTGGCAGATTTTTGCGTGTCTAGTGCGGCGCGAATTGTTGAAACGCCTGTGTTTAGAATGCCATCGCTTAGAGATTGAAAAGTGATAAGCGATCCGAGGCCGTCCATTGGGACTGTAGTTCCATCGATTGCGTAAGACTTGACGAAAACATTATCACGATCAAGTGTCGCTGTGACTCGGCTGTTAGCGACCCACTCAAAGCGTGATGGGCGACCATCTTCTTGATAAGTCTCAACTACTTGCCAAAATGCTTGACCATAGAATAGAAGTGAATCGACTGTGTAGGCAATAGTGACTGAACGTGGCTGTGAGTATGAAGGTTGGTCAAGCCATAGTGGCTTCCCTAATTCTTCACCCGTAGACTTCTTATAGAGCTCAAGTGGGATGGTGCCGATTGTGCCAGCAAGTAGATTGCGACAACGCGCTAGGGCAGGGACTCCCATTGCTTCGGTGCGACCGACGTAAGCAAATTGGAATGGCATCGCATAAGGTGAATACTCACCTAAGACCTGAGGTGCGTACTGAGCCTCGACATTTGCTTTCGGTGCTGCACCTGTAAGGCGCGAAAGGATACCCATAAAGGGCAATTATACACTACTCGGTGTAAATAGCTGCTATCTGTTGAGGTTTCATCAACATTGATACGACCATCGCTAGAGAGATCGGCGCTGATACATCGCCAGCACTCTTGCGCTTGACGATACGCCATGACGAATCATTTACCTTAGCAGCGCAATTATTCATCTGTTGAATGAGTTCGGCTTGGCCGTTATGGACGACTCTGCCGTGAACTAGACCATCAAGAAGGTCAGAGCAAGCCTGATAAAACTGCTGTCCTGAGACGTCGGTCGTAATCTGTCCAGCATTGGCAAGGCGTTCGCTAATTGATTGCGTCGTATATTTGTCATAGCAGATCATTTTCGGTCGGTATTGATCAGCCCATGCCTTGATATCAGCTGCGATCTTTAAATCATCGACTGAGACTTGGCTTTCCCACGTCTGCAGGATTCCCACTCCGATTCGCCCGTCACCCATAATCTGACCAGCAACGAGGCTCGCATTGCGGCGAGATGGAGATACATCGAAACCAAAGATTGTATAGCCGCCAGCCGGAATCGAGAGCGTGGCATCGCTTGTCGCCTCAAGTACGCCATGAGGCCAAGGACTCTGTAAAGAATCAATCCATTGACATAGAAGCTCAGTTCTAGTGTCCTCAATCTTATTAGTAGCGACAGCTTCTTCAAGTGATTCCTCCGTTATCGTGTGACCGAGTGCTGGATTGGCGAATGCCCATCCGTTGCGATCTGTAATCTTGCAATACTGTGGCGCTGAGTATTCGTAAAATCCAAATGACTTAGGCGGTGCGGAAAGCGCCCTCTCTCGTAGATTATTCAAAGTTTCTGAGAAGGCATCACCGGCATTGCTAGTCAGGAAGGTCTGCGAGTTAGGTCTAGCGCGAGTGGTAGGGATTGCAGCTGTGTAGCCGTCCTTACTGATCTCTCGGACTTCATCTATCCATAAAAAGTCGGCGGTGCGTCCACGAGATGAGTCTCGGGTGTCAGATACGAGGTCAAGCGTTGCGCCGTTAAGTAGCTCGATGCGCTCTCCGCCGTTGGCATATCGGATCGCTTTAGTGCCTGCCTTGAGTTGCGGTGCGTTCTCGATGATCCATGCAATCTCACGAAAGGTCATAAGGGCTGTGGCTCGGTTAGATGACATGATCAAATGCTTCATCTCACCTCCGTAAAAGAGCCCCCAAATGACGCGCATACGCCCTAGATGGGACTTGCCATTCTGACGAGCTACCAACAACAGCGATGTCTTGCGGATGTAGTTGCCTTTAGCATCCACGCGCATCATGTCGTCTAAGACCCAGCGTTGCCACGGCATAAGAGGTGTGCCTAGATCATCTGCGAGCTTAGCAATCTCATCTGCCCTAGTTTTGCCCTTGAGAAGTGGACTGTGAAGCCTTGCTTTGATTGCCCCTCGTAGCGGCTGTTTACGAGTCGCCATTAGTCAGGACTGTCTGTGACTGGTCGGGCGGTAAAGGGTGAGTCCGGCATCGACTTGGACTGCATCGGGGATATTAAGGAAGAAAAGACAGGGGGGGTGGCCTGTTGTGCTAAAAAAACGCCCTCTGATCGGCTTCCCTTGCGTGAGTTGCACCTTGCACAACAACTGACCAAGTTATCGTATGCAATAGGATCACCGCCTTTAACTATAGGAATGATGTGATCCACTGTTGTCGCTGGTTGCTGGCAATAGAAGCATGACCATTGATCCCTCTGTAGTACCTCTAACCTGCGCTTCTTGTATGCCCTAGTCCCACGAGGATCACCGCGCTTTGTACTCATTGCCATCCCTTAGTCTTAAGATGATGTAAGGCCTTGCAATAGTTAGCATCATAAGTCTTAGTATCTACTACCCCATAACGATGGACTACATAGTACCAATACTTCCAATACTGTCTGATATGAGTAGATGTATGCAGGCTCTTAAGCTTCATCTGATATAGACCATAGGCTTGCTTAGTGCCGCCTATGTTACCTACTGCTCTATGATTCCATCTTGATTCTCTATAGATGATCTCGTTATGACATAGGTATTGCTTATGAGTAAGAGTAGTTTTTGCAATAGCTTTAATCTCTTTAATGACTAGGTCATTCGCCTTAGCATCTAGAGGCATCACTATAGATAGAGATATCCCAATAACGATGGCTACCCCCCGAGCGATCCGCAAGCGGCTCGGTGTGAGCCCCTGATGGGCTCTAGCCCTGAGAGTACCATGCGTGTCAAGGCTATCTGTATAAGTGCTGATCAGATGCGTGTCGCTCATCGATTGTCCGAACTATAGAATCCTGATCCCTTAAATATGACACCTACACTTGAATAGACTTTGTGCATAGGTGCGCCGCAAAAGGGACATTCGAGATCGTGGGGCTCGTTGATCGAACGCCATTCCTCTATCCTTGCATTACTAGCGCAGGATTCTTCGTCACACTCGAATTCATAGGTTGGCATCGGGATCACTCTCACATGTCCTGCAAGTCTCTGTGAATGCCCATGCACCGCACATCTTGCATCTCATAGGCTCTAGTGTATCTCGATCACCCTTAAAATCCCCGTAACCTGAACTGAGCAATAGATCGACCAAATCACCAAGCCGCATAAAGGCCAAATAGTCTTGTGGACTACTTTCTCCTTGGCCATTCAAGCGACACACCACGATGGGCAAGTCATTGGACTTGCTAGCTCTTTTGGTGACTTGATCGATCCATGCCTTAGGCTGGAACGCCGATCTAGCTTTAACTTCCATGTCGAACGGGACATGTGTTATATCTTTTCCAGCCCCTCGACCGATGTCTGCGTGCGGCCACCATTCCGACAGGAACCGCGCTACGACTCGTTCAGTCGAAAACCCTCTATATTTACGGCTTTGTGAGGCCATTTACCGCATGACACTTTCTGCATGACCACGCCTTATTAGTAAGATTGACTTTGATCTCTGAGACAGGAATCGAGTCGTTACATAAACAGCACCGAGTCATAAATGTAAATTCTTCTAAGATTGCCTGGACTTCTTTAGATCGTTGAATCTCGTCATCTGTTGGGAATGACTCCCACTCACCATCTTGATTCTGAAACTGTAGACGTCCCATTAGACTCTCGCCTTCTGTCGTTGCCATGCGCCTTCTTTGTTGATCTCATACCAAATAACATCTTCACCCTTAGGGCATCGAGTCAGCTCACCTGTGACAGCATTGCGACATTTGAAATGTCCCCATGCCTTACCTGCGCCCGATTGCCCAGTCTTCCAAATCATGTCGCCATGTGGACATCTCGGAATATCCTTCTCGGTTTGGCCTCCAATGATCTCTTTCACCGTCGCAACAGCTTCCCCCATTGTGGGCGGCATAGTCGCTGGCTTGATAGTCCAAGGGTCTTCCTCCTTTACTACGGGAATGTATTCGCCCGATGTTTGTGCCATCTTAGCCTTTACATCCTGAATGGTTGCATCCTTAGCCTTCACTCGATTGACCTTCTCAGCTTCTTCTCGACTAATAGCATTCTTCTCGGTTCCTATGTTGGCATTCTTAGCGGCAATTCCAATCGCGGACGTCTCGCAGTTCTCAAGCGCAAAATCCTTATTTACGCCACGATCGGCTGTAATCTCTCTAGCGTAGCCAGTCGAGAATGGCCGCTGATCTTCGTCATCACGGTAAAACTCTGCCTTAAACACTACTCGGCTTGGATCTTCGGAGATTAGAGTCGTGATGATTCTGCCCATTGGATACATCTCTCGAAACAATTTGATTCTTTCGCTGACCGTCGTGTATTCCGATAAATTAAACATAAAGCTCATTCTCCTCTGTGTGTAGTTGCCCTGCTATTGCAAGATAGGCTGCAGCGTCGATGTATGTATCGACTTTCGCAGACTCCATGCTTCGTGCGAGCTTGACCAATGCCATGCATGATGCCACTTGATAGTCAGTAATAGGCATTTGGAGGAATGCTGACCATAGGCATGCTGTTCGGGACATATTGTCCGACGGGTGTCCGTAGTCCATTCCACGATCTTGAATTGTTGCCTTTGCTTCGTTGAGGAAATCACTTGCTTTCACACTTTGACCCTTTCCTTAGATGCGTAGTACTCTCTCACAGCTTTGCGACCTTTGAGATAACCAACGCGGATGCCGACCATTCGGCCTAAGTGGAAATATATGGCAGATAGCAGGATCATTACAACTGCATCGCCTAGAGATGGATCGAACATGATTGCCCTTTCTTATCGACGCCCTTCGCCGATGAGATAAGGATGACAGATGTCTAGGCTAGGTCAAGGCTATTTAGATAACGAAATGGTAACGATTCTGCATCGTCTATGTGGTCATCGATTGACCTGTCTAGGTCGTTATCTAGGTCGTCCATAACGCTTACCTGAGACTACGAAAGTCCCATCTTTCTCAAAGTAGATAAGATCAACCTGAACATTCTTTCCATCGACGTACATGATGGCAAAGGCCTGTTGCCAGTTAGCTGATCCCTTTGTGTATGAGGCCTTGCTAAAGTCCATTAAGTTCCCAACCTCGACTCCATGCAGGATACGGCCTATACGGCCTCCTGAGGCCTCTGAGAAGGACGATCTGCCTGCCCTATGGGTATGTCCTGAGATGACGCTCTTGCCGTGTCTACGGGCCGCCTCAAGGGCTGAGAGACCCCCTTGAGACTTGATAGGGGTATGATCCCCATGAACTGCAATCCACCCCGGCGCGATGTTATATGGCTTTTTATGAAAGGTGATCCCAAGCTCATCGAATCTCATGAACTTCTCAAAGCGTAACTCAGGCAAGGATAGGAATGAGGGAATCTTCCTCATGATCTGATTGTAAAGGCGGTCTGTGTGATTAGACCTTATGGTCTGCGTGACCTGTAAGTCGTAAAGGACTTGAACAGCTTCATCGCGATCATCTCCAAGAGTCTGCTCATAGGCCTCGGGCGTCCCTTCACTGAATTTTGAGATGGTATTAAAATCGATCTCGTCGCCGATGGTTACTACCTCGTGCGGCTTGAACTTGCTGATAAAGCTGGCTAGATTCTTAACTGCGTGTCTATCGTGGAAGGGAACCTGTAGGTCGCTCACTATGACAATGCGCTTCATTAATCCTCGTCGTCGTCCTCGTAGGGTAGGCGATCCACTCGGTCAGGGATCGATGGCAAGATCCAGTCAGGATAAGAGTCTCGATCTAGAAGCAGCCAAAAGGCCATGTCTTCGCTAAAGCCCGCTTTCTTTAATGACTTAAAGTATTCGTTGAGAGCAATACAGTAAGCATCGAGAGCGTTGTATGTATCGAGATCGATAACTCTTTTTCTTGCCATAGCAAAAATTATCGCTCTAGAAGTATGTTGTAGATCTCATCGACACGCGAGTTGAGTCGCTTAATCTCAGACAGTAGATGCGTGATCACATAACCTGCAAGCCCACCAATCACGGCGAGGCTGGCAAAGTAAAGGGTGAAGAAGTTTTCCTGTGTCACTTCTTGCTCACGCCAAATGATGCGTCGCTAGGGTTGAGCCACCTCAAGATGACGGGTGCTACAGCTGCTATCCCTGCCATCGCTAGAGTCTTAGGGTCTGTTACCCCTGCCATGTATAGCGCCAATGCAGCTGCTAAGAATGATCGTGCCCATGATGCTGCGAGTGACTTTGCTTGTTCCATTATTTGCCTCCTAGTAACGGGATATTAAAGAAAGAGCCGTCCGTATCACCTTGCTTAGTGAAAGAAAAGTGGCAATGCGCCCGATGCGGATTGCTTCCCGAATACTTTCGCCAGCGCCAGCCCATGCGAGACGATGCAATTCGTCCGTCGAAGATGATGTAGGCCAAACGCTTCTCTCCTGCCTTTGCCGCGAGTCGAAGCTGATCTGCAATATCGGGCATGAGGTCGGGCTTGCCTGACTTATGAACATCTCGATCGACATCGATGGCGCGAACCACCCCTGTCTTTGGATCAGGATTGTGGTCAGAAGGACGCGCTGAATGACGGAGATCGCCGATCCAGCCATCGGAACGCCTATCTCTATCCTCATAAGTGTCGTCGAACTGCTCTCTTAATTGTTGTCCAGCCTTACATAAGATTGGCTTGATGCTCATCGTTACTGCACTCCCATCGCTTTAGATCAGTCAATGTCAATTCTGGATGATCGCATGGAATTGGTGCGATAAATGCATCATCAATAGGGTCGTAGGTATAACCGATTCCTGCATAGTTATAGCGGATGTTTCCGTTGTAGCTTGTTCGCTTACAGACTTGACCTCTGACCTCTGAGTAAGCCTGCTCCCAATCGGTTATTCCATCAACTTCTTCCCACTCATCGCGACCGGGTATGACTTCTGTAACCACGTTATTCTCATCGAGGAAAGCATAGTGAGCCATTAGATAGTCACCGATCCTGTTCCTGCTGTGAATGTGTAAACTTTGAAACCTGTTGGAGTAGTTCTAGTAAATGTAAGAGTTCCGGGGATGGTTGTTAAATCTGCGAATGTATCTGGGTAGCGAATAATCACAACGCCAGAACCGCCGTTACCGCCGTTCTTTGCGCCAGTTGATCCACCGCCCTGGCTAACACCGCCACCGCCGCCGCCTGTATTTACTGTTCCTGCGGTTGCATTAGCGTTTCTAGCGCCAGCACCGCCGCCGCCTGTACCGCCTGCGCCTGCCGTTCCGCCTGCAGAAAATTCAGGGGCGCCACCGCCGCCGCCTCCATAGGTGACAGATGATCCTGAGATTGAAGTAGCAACCCCATTACCACCATTACCACCATTAGAACCAGAGTTATTGTTACCTAGAGCGCCAGCGCCACCGCCACCGCCTTGTCCTGCTGTTGAACCATTACCACCTGCGAAACCTTGATTAGTTGTGCGAGCGCCGCCGTTACCGCCAAAGCCGCCACCGCCGCCAGAACCGCCAGAACTGCCGTTAGCGTAATAACCTCCGCCGCCACCGCCTGTTGATGTGATTGATCCTAAAATTGAATTGACGCCGTTTACGCCCTGCAGAGCGCCACTAGGCGCAGGCCCACCTGCCCCGACTGTAACTGTAATTGAAGATCCACCTGTTACTGCTAAGGCTGATTCGAGTGATCCGCCACCGCCTGTTGCAGTAACTGTGCAACGGAAACCACCAGCGCCACCAGCGCCACCGCCTGCATCGTTACCAGCACCGATCGAGTTACCAGATCCGCCGCCTGCTAAGACTAAATAATCTAAAGAAGTGGGTGCAACCAAAGGCGCAGCTCTGAATAAAATTCCAGCAATATTATTAAGCATTACCCAATGGCTCCGACGATGTACCAAGTGTCTGTGCCTGTCTTGATGCAGGCTGCGCTTCTATTCTGTGCAAGGGTAGGCTGAGCCGATACTGCACCAGCTGAGATCACGGTAGTTGTTCCAGAAGTCACGGCTGAAATGGTGCAAAGACCTGCACCTTCGTTAAGAATGGTAATACATGAACCGACAGGGATAGCCGCTGTGGCGTTAGTAGGGATCTTTAGGGCGATTGCTGTCGCCTTGTTCATAGGCACTAGAACCTGATAGGAGTCAGCAACGGTAAGTGTGTAGTCCGCTGTCTGGTCTGCCTTGATCTCAAAGGTTACTAGACCGTTGTAGTCGGCAGCTGTGAAGATGTCGCCTGTTGTCGCTGGAAAGCCTGTTGCCATTGTTTTTCTCCTAGTATCCCATAATGGATTGTCCGATTATACCGTAAGTCGATGATCCTATGATGAATCCTTCTACTATAGGCTCAAGTGTTGTGACTGTGCACTTCATGCTGTTTGGGGTAATGTCCCATGCTAAGCCCTGCACCTGCAGAGTCTTGACGATTGTCGAACCATTTTCCTGCACATTGGTGATCTCTAGATTATCAAAGTAATCGAGGCCGATCATTGTGTCCGTAGGGACATCCGTGTCCAATAGATCGACTGTCATGGCGTCGATTCTGATTGAAGTCTCTGCTCTCGTGGCGACATAGATTCGAGCAATGTCTAAGACTTGAGCATCTGTTTCAGGGATCATCTCTGTCAGAGTAGTGCCATGAGGGAAGTACTTAGCCGACGAATCAACATTGGCGACTACTTGAGCGGTGCCACCTAAGCGAGTCATGCTGGCTTGATTGATAATGAGTTTGTCATCGAAGGCATACCGAAGGTCTGAATATGGAATACCAGTCGTCTGATTAAACTCAATCGGAGTTGCCGCTAAAGAGCCGACGACATCGTTACGATCCTTAAATTCTGCGGTGCCATCGGTACGGATAAAGAATGCGCCTTGCTCCGCGAACTCTGCCGCCTTCAGGGCTTGCAAGGATGTGCGAGCTGTAGCAGGGTCGGCTTGAACTGTCGTTGAGCCTGTGTCTGTGATTCTCATTGATGTAGGGAATGAGACTTGATCTAGGATCTTTGTGATGCGTGCGCCAGTAGTC